CGGGTATACCTCGGATTATTCCAGGGGTTATGCGGTCTAGGATTCGTAATGGAGAAGGGCGAGTAATTCGTGTGTGGCTGACTCTATTCGGTTTATACCGAGTATTAGAGGCCCCATACAAGTTAAAGCTCTCGACTATTACAGAACCTGGGGTCCCCTTGTCAGGGGATCTCCTGAGTGAGTTCAGTCTTTTTCTTACTGACCACTTCACCTGAACACTTAAATCTCTATATACGGGAGATTTAGTGCAAGTAGGGTTAAAGGATCCGCTTAAGTTCCTGAAGAAGAGCCTGAGGGCAAAACCTTTCATTGTCACAAAATCTTCCCCAGTTAAACCGGGGGTAGATGATGTTGACGACGAGAAGGCGTCGACGCCGTCTACAGCTCCTGGTGCGATCATTATGGCTGCTCTTATCTGGAAGAATCATAATCTGTATCCGGTCCTTCGGGATTGGTGTCAGATGACTGGTTCTATCTGGGTAATCAACCGTATTGATTCCTATACTAAGGGTAAAACATTAGTATCGGGCTCTCCGGGCTACGGCTCGTTGGGTAAACTAGGACTGAAGTTTGAGGCAGCTGGAAAGGTTAGGGTATTTGCTATGGTGGATTGCTGGACGCAATGGGTGCTTGCACCCTTGCATCACGCAATATTTGACCTTCTCGGTCAAATACCACAAGACGGTACATTTAATCAGTTGAAACCGGTGGAATCATTAGCTCGTGCAAAGCTTCTTGAGGAATCAAGAGGAATGTACAGCTTTGATCTATCGGCGGCAACTGATCGTCTTCCAATAGTATTCCAAAAGGTACTATTGAGCCCCTTCTTGACAAGTTGGGGCGCGACGTTATGGGCCTCTATACTAATAGGAAGATCGTATCACTTCCCGCGGGTTAAGTCGAAAGGCTTAAACCATGAGAGTGAGGATCTTTTCTATGCTAGAGGACAACCCATGGGTGCACTGTCTTCGTGGGCCATGTTGGCCTTTACTCATCACGCCATTGTTCAATGGGCTGCCTATCGGGCAGCGAGCACTACAACCTATAAAGGGTGGTTTACACATTACGCTGTACTCGGTGATGATATTGTCATCGGGGACAGGGAAGTGGCAAAACAATATCTAGGGATCATGAGAGAACTAGGTGTTGAGATCTCGGGTCATAAGTCACTGGTTTCTACTAAGAAATCGGTCTGTGAGTTCGCCAAGAAGTTCTTTGTTAATACTAAAGATCTTTCTGGAGTTCCCATTGCGGAAGCGTTCGTGGCGCAGAGAAATTTCTCTGTGCTTCTCGAATTAATCCGAACTTATGATTTGAGTCTTGGCAATATCTTCTCCCTCTTGGGATATGGATATCGGGTGAAGGGCTCTCTTTCGAAGCCGCTATGGCGGTTACCGGAGAAAGTTCGTAACCTACTGCTTTCAATTTATGCTCCAGGAGGTCCACGGGGACTCGAGGTGGATCGTTTCCTTCGACTTCGGTCGATCGATTCGGTCTATCCAGACAAGTCCCGGTGGTCGGACGTCATACTTAAGTACTTTATTGTATCGGTAGGTGCAATGAAGGAAAGATTAGAGGCGCTATCCCCTCTCTTAGCAGAGATCGGATCTCTGGTCACGGTTAAACGTGATCGGGAACACTATGGTACTACACCATGGAAGTCTGACAATCATCCAACCAATCGTTCGGCAGGCACATTCCGAACGGCTGTGTTGGAAGATGGTCATACGGTCGACTCCATAAAGGAGGACGTATATAGAGAGACTTTCATGGACGTAGCATCTCGTGTTCGAGAGTTGCATAGATTATGTGATGGGTTAACGGAGACGATCAATCTGGCCAAGGAGACGCGAGTCTCTGAGGTCATCGCGATCGCCCCCACTCGTCAGGAGGTAATACCTCATGAGGAGTGGGGGTGGGCTCGACGGGCTACTTGGGCTGAATATGAAGCACGAGTATCTGAAGAGTGGCGCGAAGAGTTCCCATTTGAAGAGTATTTATTCCCTTCGGGGCCTCCAGATGAGAATTCCTTAGTAACCTTGGTGAAAGCCGAGGATATTGAGGCTCCAACACTAGACGTATCTCTCTTTGGAGAGTTATGGGATAGATTGGAGGAGATTGAACGGACTTTAGGTGAGTTACCACTCCCTAAGCAATTAGAGTATCGGGTAGCGGTGGTGCTCCGCTCCGGTATCTTGGCGAAAGTCAAGAAGTGGTATGCTTACTCGAAACCCTTTAGATCTACGACCTAAATATCGGGGGTTCGAGGAGCTATGTGGATATCCTATGGAGAGCGGAACGTGATGCCCCCCAAAAGGGTGTATCTGTCAACCGTTTAGGGTCAACCCCAACCGTATGGAAAGTATTTGATTGGGAAGAAAGCGTTAGCTGAATAAGCTTAACGATATCTCAGGTGATGGGGCAGCGGTTATAGGACAGGTGCCGTTGGATGTAAAGTGATCTTAACAGGGTCATGTGTAGTCCATTAATCCTAAAGACCGATTAGGCCTCCCGGCTGG